GGATATACCGTTAAAGAATTATCAATTTTCATGAAATAAATACCTGCCTTAATAAACTTTAAAGTTATTTTGTTCAGCTCTCCCTGCTTATAAGTTCCAACTTTGTTAGCATTCCAACCGGCTGGAAATGTAGGCACGAAATTACCCGATAGATAAATCTGTATTTCTTTCGTACTTTTCCCCGAAGCCGGTAGATTCTCATCCGTAAAAGTGGTGTCACCTGTCATTACTATATTAAAGGTGTCATTCAGCCAGTCAATAGCAAAATTGTCCACCACTTCGGCATCCACAAATTTTTCAATCGCCGTATCTGGGATACCCACATTACTACGCCATAAACATTTGGGGTTATTAGCTCTTATATTTGGAATAGCGATAGCAGCATTAGTATCATCAATTTCACCGTTGTATTTCAAAATGGTAGAATTAAACTGAAGCAAGTCATTTACTTCAAAATTGCTTTGATCAAAATCAATAAGCTTAGCGCCAGATGGTAAGTCAATGTTTAACTCTAAAAATAATCTATTAGAAAATACCGTATCAACATCTTTTTTAAATAATGTACCAGTAGCAGCGAAACCAAAGCAGTTTGTATTTGTTAGTTTAAAACCGTTCCAGGTACCACTTAAAATAAGACCATCTTTACAACCATAAAAACCAATGGTTATGCCCGTACCTTGACGATAATTTCTAATCTTACCGATAGATTGGCAACCTTCAAAATTTACGGTAACCATTTCCACGGCGTGGCTACCATCTGAATCTACAATATCAAATACTTTTGAGCCCGCACCGGTTGTGGTAAAACCAATATTATGAACTATTAAATTTCCTGATCCCTCCGCGGGGCTATCAAAAATTGTATGATTAGCAACACCATAAGAGCTGATATTAGAAGCCTCAAATGAATATCCCATAATATTAAGACCTCCCTGTGGTACCGTAATAGTTTCGCCGTCGCCCAATGCAAAATAGCCATCGATAACGTATAGCACATCAGACTGAAGATCTCCTAAAAGCTGTGATTTGTCCTGTACGACAACCTCCTTGAGCTTCTTAATAATTTCAATAGTTTGTTGAGCGGTATTAAAATTAACCCCTTTAAATTTCAGGTTTCGATCAAATTTAAATTTTTCGATACCGTTCTCATCCTGAATGGCAACCGAGGTAATAGACTTTTTAACCCAAAAACCGGTATTATCTTCTTGATCATCCGGCGCAACATCAGCTTCATAGGTATCAGCCGCAAGTAAATTTGAATCAAAAAAATAGTCAACCCCTTCACCCGATACAAACCTCCTTTGTCCGTTAGACCTGGCATTAGCACCTATAGCGGCTAAAGCTGTTAAATCCTCTACGGGAGCGGCATAATGAGCTTCATTCAATAGCGCTAATTTCTCCTTTTCTTCAGAGGAGTAATTTTGCTGTGAAAATCCCCAACCTTCCGGAGCGATGGGCTGTTTATTTTCTAAGGCAGTAACGATATCCGTCAATTGCTCAGGTAAGTTTTCAATTTCGCTTATCTGATGATAATCGGGATGGACATAATTCTGCAAATTCACAAGCTTTTGGTAAAGCTCTGCTGTAAGATCATTGGTACTTAAACCTTTCCCCGGTACTATGACAACCCGGTTTCCTAAAGCTTCCTCTAAACCGGTTATAAAGCTTTGGGGCTTAGTATTGGGCAATGCAGGGATACTTACCACTTCGGTAGTATCATCCTGCTTTTTAAAAATGAAATTTTTAGTGCCATCCTGAAGGGTCTGAACTTCTTTTAGTACTTTGCCATCGGCTTTATGCCAAAAGCTATCCAGTAGGTTAAAAAACTTATTCCTGGTTGCCGGGTCTTCGCAAGTGATATACCCTTTTAATATTTCTAATCCCTGTACACTCATAGCTATTCAAATAATTTACAATAGTTGCAGCTTTGGCTGCCTGGAGAACCTGCCTCGTTATCTAACTGTGATAAGGCGGTAGCGGGTTCAATTTCGTTTTCGTAATAATAATCCACAATGTCCTGGTCAATCGTTTCTAATTCCGGTATTGCTATTTCTTGCCCTGGATATAGCACCTCGGTTAATTGCATATTATTAACCGCTGCCAGATCAAATATGGGCTCAATACTTCCATAGGCTTTGATACAGATATCAAACAAGGATTGATTGTGTTTTACTTTCATTACGGATGTTTCTTTTTATAGGCGTCAAATTCCTTTTTGAGGCTCGTATATTTATTTTTCCACATCTCCTGATCTTTCTTTAGTTGTTGAATCTGGAGGTTGGTATTGGCAAATTTTAGATCGTATTCATTCTTTAAAAAGGCATAGCGTTCCTCATACCGTATCTTTAAATCGGTCAAAGCTTCTTGGTAAATATCCATAATGGACTTACTGTAATCGGCTTCAGCTTTGTTGCCCTCCACGGCAAGGTTTGCGACTTCCACTTTTTTACGCTTACGTTCAAAAAACCATCCTAAAAATGCGGCTAAGATTGCCGTAATGAATTCGCCCAGGTATGGTTGTAAAAATTCTAACATTGGTTACTCGTTTAGGTTTAAGATCGATTTGTTTTTTAGTTTAAATTCTTCAAATTTCACAGGGTTAAAGGATAACCCGTTTTGGGTAAATACCTTTGTGATCTCTGTAATGATATCCTCCTGAAGCTTTCCAAAATTGTTGTTATTGTTCTCCAGTAAAATCCCTTTTTCATCGACTTTAAAAAGCATTGCACCGATGTTTAAATGCAATTGCTCCAGCTCTGCATATTGCACCACAAAAAGGTTTTTAATATCCTCATTAATGGCGGAGATCAGCACAGAGCTTTTAAGCTTTGGAATAAGATAAAACACATCTTTGCGGCCATTGACAACCGCCGAAAGTCGCACATCCGGGAAATCCATATCCCCATCGTTTACCGTACAAGTGCCGTTCTCAGCATTTACGGCGATCACCGTAGCCGGAAAAGTGGCTACTTCAGGTTTTTTAAATTGTTGCAATGCGCTTTTTAATTGTCGTTCTAAACTCATAACTTCATTCCTATATTAACCGTTCTGCGTGCGCCTTCACTACCGTAGCTTATTACTACCTTTTCAATAAAATAAGAGCCATTGCGGTTAGCATGTTCCTGGTCTTCAATTACCGCTTTCATTCCCCTGGTTGCGTATGGGATTAAAAACGAGGTAACATCGCCCTGGTATCCATCATATTTTAAGCGTTCTATTTCCGCCTCGGCCATTTCCCTAAGTTTTGCCTTACTGGATACTACCGAGGTGTGATAGGTTCTAAGTTCCCCGTCCGGGTCACCTACCTCGACCATCGTCTTTTTATTTTCGCTATCCTGATAGGTATAGCGTACTTTAATTTTTCGATCCTCTTTAAACATGAATTCAAGGTTATTCTCCACCAGGTTATAATTCAGGTCATATTTAACCGTTTCCCCTATATTGGTACCCGCTTTAAGCCCGCAATACAATTGGTTATTGTCATTGAGATATATTCGTAACCCGAATTCAGTTTTAAGTTTTTCCAATACTTGTGCGCCGCTGGCATTCCTTACCGTCCATTTCTCCAGTTGCATTTGCACCAGGTTAGGCGCTAACTCGATACCGGTACCTTTTACGACTTCCTCCAAAAGCTCCTTAAGTGAAACTTTTGGCCAGGCCTTACTAATGTTATTCCGGCGTAAAAGCCAAATCGAATCCTCACAATGGATTTCAAGCGGTATTTTTGGGCTTACTTTTCTCACATAGCCCCGGAACTCCACACCACTATATTTGCCTTCATAGCCTAATTCGATGGTTACCGGATCACCGGCTTTTATCGCCTCTTCCGTGTATTTTTCCTCACCACTTTGGCGAACGATAAACCTGGTTGGCAATTTTATAATTGCGGTATCGGCCAGCTCTTCCACAGACTTGGTAATTTCTACCTCGTGAACCGAGCGGAATGTGAATTCCCCAATTTTTATTTTCGCCTCCAGGACAAACATTAGCTTAACAGGTTTAGTTTACTTTTCTTTTTCTCATCCAAATCCGCTAAAAATGGCTGATCGCTCACAGCGGTTATGGTGTATTTTTGCAGGCCTTGTTGTCCGGCCATTTCATCAAATCGTTTTTCCTTCAGTACGATATTTCGCACTTCAAAGAGTTCAAAGAATTTATTGCCTACCACCTGGATAGAATCATTGATTTCAAACAAGCGATTAATTTCTTCCACTTGCTCGGCCGGATATCGCTTAAGATCATTTGGATCAACACAAATCCCCCTTATGGTGATTTGGTAATCCTCTGTAGTGATATACTCCTTAACCGTACCTTTACGGTATTTTCCCACCGTAGGGGTTTCCTTGATGGTTTTGGTAAGCCCAAAAGAAACCAATGGCTCATTTGGCAAAGAGAATTCCTCCCCTTTATATTTAAGTTTTATGGTTGTGAAATACGGTTTACCCCGCAATAGCTCTTCGGTGATCCCCATAAGATCAGGAAGGGTGAAACCCGGTAAATTCTTTTTTAACCAGCTTGGGAAAGGCGGACCAACATAATCAAAATGCGCCCTTGCAACTAATTCTTTATAATCGAATGTGGCCATAATTAAGAGGTTTGCATTTGGTTAATACTATTGATCGCCCTTAGCAATATTTCCTGGGTTTTTTCGCCCAGGCTACTTAAACCTTCCTCTTTACTGGAGACAAAGATTTTTGTATCATCCTGAAGCTTTTGAATGGTAATACTGATATTCGTCTTTCGGGTTCCTCCAGAGACTATGGTTTCCGCTCCGGCATTTTTATCGGTTCCTCCGGTTCCGGTTCCCGTTTCAGTTTCTCCACCTTCCTTATCATCATCAAAAATGCTTGTCGGGCTTACACTTTGACCTACACCTGAAAAACGATCCTTTAAAGAATCCCAATCTTTTTTCATAGCATCGCCGTCGAAAGTGATGTTGATTTTTGAGAATTCTTCACCAGCTTTGGAAAAGTTGTTTAGAGCTTCTTTATTAGCATCTATAATTTGTTTTTTCCTGGCTTCAGTATCGGCATTGATTTGGGCTAAAATCTCTTTATTTTTTTGGCTATCCCCAATCCCTAAAAGTTCTTTAAATTCAAACCAGCCAGTTTTAATCCTATTAATGCCAATCATTATAGCATTAAGAAATGTTACAAAATGAGCTTTGGCACCGCTGGTAAAACCTTCCCATAAATATTTAGCTCCTTTAATAGTAGCTTTCCAGCTTTCACCCCAACCATCAGTATATTTTATAACCATACCAATAAGCCCTATTAGAGTTCCTACTCCTATAATAATCCAGGTTATTGGGTTCACGGCCATAATTGCGTTAAATATGCTTAGTGCCGAGTTCCATGTCCACCATGCTACTGCTACACCTACAACGATATCTGCTATTGGCGTAACCGTCTCGATTAGCCAAGTTAAACCAGTGGTCAAATATTCAACGATCAACAAAACACCGTTCATTTTTGCACCAAAATTGGCGATGATATCTCCAGCTCCTTCAAATCCAAAAGC